GAAGTAGCGACAGAAAATCCCGAACCACCGACAGTGGTCCGGGACTAATTGTGGAGATGGGGGGAATTGACACCTAGCGTTGCTATTCCGCCATTTTTTAAACTCCGCAACCGCTTGGTACCGCTATGGTACCGTTTTGGTCACAAAAACCGAGATTAGCTTTATCAGACCGCGAGCTCGCCGAGGCATGTAAAAAGACACCCACCTAGCTACCGTGCCAGGTGGGTGTCTTTTATGCGCAGGGAGCGAAAGCTAGATCACGGGCGACCTTCTTCGCCCAGGCCTGGACAACCCAGGTGGGCAGGTCCAGACTTTTAGCTATTTGGGCCACCCCCCCCCCCAGACTTTTCTGCGCGGGTGTACTCCCAGGGATCTACGAACCGGCGGGCCACCTCAATATCGATTCGGGCCTCAGTTTCGGGAGACTGAGGGCCTGCATCCCCACGTATCGCGTGCTCTAGTTCATGCGCGAGGACACACTCACGCTCCGGGCTGGGAAGGCCCTCACGTATGTATATGGTGCCCGTATCGGCTTCCCAGGCTCCAAGAAGCCGGAAACCTAGAACTAGTTTGATCTTCGCACCCAGCTGCGCCGCCTCGCGCTGCAGTGCCTCAAAGCTCGGCCTCTTAAAGGCCGCGCCCGCACTATAGGGATGCATCGTTCTAACTCTCCCGTGAGTTCTTACCTGTGTGACACTCAGGGATATTACAGGAAAAACGTTGCCGGTGCACAGACTATCGGCCCAGCGGTAGAAGTCTGCGCGTCAGCCTTCCTGGCTCTTAGCCGCGAGGATCAAGTCCTCTGTGTCAACCGCATCAACAACAGGCAGAGGCGCAGCCTCTGCGCGCTCGCGAATCTCTTGGGCGCGCATGATGATGTCCACCGGCGTGATCCCAAAGGCCGTTGCGAGCTGTTCCAACTGTGTGACCTTAATCTCACGCTCAGCGCTCAGGATACGCATAAGCGAGCTTACGGGCACCCCTGACACTGCCGAGAGTTGACGGACTGTCAACCCGGAGATCGCGCGCTCGGCGGCAATGGCCTTAGCTACAGCTTGATTCATATCCATACTGAGATTGTACATGTCATTTTGGAAAACACAATACTCCAAAATGAAAACGCGATTTTTGGACACAAAACGCCTTGACAGTTCCCCAAATGGGGAATATTGTTATCCACATGGAGAACACCCCATATGGTTACTCGGCAAAGATCGCCGAGAGGATCGGGGAGGCAATCCACAGCTCAGGGCGTTCGCTCCTGTCAATATCCGTTGAGACCGGTATATCACACTCGACGCTGACGCGACGTGTGAAAAGTAAAGGTGCTTCACCTTTCACAGTAACCGAGCTTGACCGGATCGCGGCCGCCCTGGGCACAGATTTGATCTCCCTACTTGAAGAATCGCACCGACTGGAGGCCTAGAGATGAACGCGACGCTGGTTGCCTGCACCACTGATGGGCAGGTCCTCCCCTTCGAGGATCTTTCGATCAATGTTGTGAACCAGGTTCGCGACGACAGCGACGACCTTCTTACCCAGCGCGAAGCTGCCGCCCTCGCAAAAGTCGATCCGCGTACCATCCGCCGCTGGATCGCTGGAGGGTACCTCACCCCGGTTCGTATCGGACCTGGGCGCGCACGGATCCGCAAAGCGGACCTATTGAACCCGCGCAAGTCCCGCGCTTCCCGCTGACACTCCCCTCACAAAAAAAGCCCCCACGAGGTTGCAGCCCCGCGGAGGCAAGACCCTGAAAGGATCAACAAATGTACACCCATGATACCCCCACACCGGGCCTTTTGGAGAAGGCTACGGGCCTCGCCAAGTACACGCCCGGCCGCCGGAGTGCTTTCACCCGCCGTGATCTGCGCGTCCTCCGTGCCGCTCAGAAGCTCCCGGAGCACCTGCGCGACCGCTTTATGGACGAACACGCAGCCAAGGGAGGCGAGCTGGCATGAGGACCTACACCCGCACCGAGTGGCTCAAAATCACTGATCGCCTGAACGACATCTCCGCACAGCTCGACGCGGTGAAGGCCTGGGCGATCCTCTCCGAGGACGCAATACTGCTCGCCCACATCCGCGTCGCCTCGCTCCAGGCCTCCCTCGCAGCTGACCTGGCCGCAAAGAACGCCTAGAAGAAAGGAATCGAAAAATGATCGTCGACAAGCGGATCGTGGAATCAGTCCTCAAAGCTGTTCCCACTAAGGATAAGATCATCAACCGCTCGGGCGCTCTGAAGATCACCGAAGGCGGCTGGCTCTTGGCTCTCTCGGGCGACGCGACCACCGGCTTTGCTGTTCGGATCACCGTCGATAAGGAAAACGTCAACATGGCGTTTGACGCTCGCGCCGAGATCGAACCCGGCTACTACAGCCGCGACGCGCTGGCCCGCTGGGTGCACCCCATGGGTGGTAAGACTCCCGAGCCTCTGACCGAGGACGAGAAGAAGTACGGCTACCCCGGCGCTGTCTCCGGACTAACCCAGATTCTGGAGCCCTTCGCGGTCGAGGACCTCGGCCACCGCGAGACCGTCACCGAGCCCGAAGGCCACATGCTCCCGCTGCTCTCCCTCTCGCCCGTCCTGAAGATCAAGTGCGCGCAGGCACCCACGCCGATCAAGCCGCCCAAGCCTCTACCGGCCCTCCACGTGGGCTGGGAGAAGCGGCCCAGGAACGGCTCGGGCCTGTGGATGGTTGCTTGGCACTCTGACCGCCTGCGCGTGGTCTCCATGCCCGTACGAAACGGGATCCCGCGATGAGGGACGGAATGCTCGACTACACGGGCACAACCGCCCTGCACGCCCTCGCCCTTATCTCATTCCTACTGATGGAGAAAAACAAATGACCACCATGTATGCACTCAACGAAGAGGACTACCGCTGCCTGCGCGAGAACGTTAAAGAGCTGTTCACGGCTGCTAAGGACTTCGGCGGGAACCAGCTAGCAGCCCTCCTGGCAGTGGAAAACCTCACCACCGCAGGAATCACCCGCATCGAAACGGAAGTGAAGGAGTGATCATGGATCCTCAGAAATTCGTTCACGACCTGCGCACCCAGTTTTTCGCCCAGGCGCACTCCCCACTTGAGGATCTCCCAGAGGAGAACTCCGAGAGGCTGATGCTCTTGTGCAGGTTGTATGCGGACTTGATTGTCGCCTCGCTGGAGCATGAAAGCCCGGAGGAAACAGTAGAGGTTCTCCGCGCGTTCATGAAGGTCATCTGCGCATGGATGATCGACGGCTTCGACATGGATGAAAACACATTCGGCAAAGGTGATTACTTCCTTCGCTTGCATCGTTACGAAGCCCAAGATGGTGAAGCGATCCGAGAAATTCTTCAGCATCTGGGCAATATCGCCGAACACCTGGATGAAGACTTCGAAGTGGAGTACTCGCTCTACCACCTCAGCGTCTTGTGTGCCGACTGGATGTGCAACCACCGGTTGATCAAGTGGGTGCAGTCATGACCCCCGGAGTACTCGACTACACGGGCGAGGCCGTGGTGGACGTGCAAAGCGCTGGAACCCCCGGCGTTGTCAAGCTCACCATCCACACGCCCGCCACCTCCACATCCGCCCTCATGGACTCATACGCGCTCGGCGAGCTGCGAAACATCATCCAGAAAGCTCTTGAAAGGACAAACAACAAATGACCACCAATGACACCATCCTCGCGGCCCTGGCCGAGTTCGCAGCTGATCTCGCCACCGACCTGCAGAACCTCTCCACCAAGGCCGCTACCTTCGCCCAGCGCCTCCAGGCAGTCGAGACTGCCGTCCAGGAGACCAAGCCGAAGAAGGCCGCCAAGAAGGCCGAGAAGGCACCCGAGCCGGAGCCTCAGCCCGAGGCCGAAGCCACGCCCGCCCTCACCCTCGAAGATGTGCGCGCCTCACTCGCAGCCGTGGTCAAGAACGGCGGCAGCGCGAAGGTCCGCGACGCGCTCGCCGATATGGGAGTCTCCAAGCTCTCTGACCTGGATCCGAGCCGCTTCGGCGAACTCTTGGAGGCCGTCAATGCCTGAGATCCACGCGACGCTCTCCGCCTCCAGCGCTCACCGCTGGCTGGAGTGCACGGCCGCGCCGTCCCTAGAGGCAACAGTCCCCTCGGGCAGCGCGGTGAGCGAGGCAGCCCTAGAGGGCACCGAGGCCCACTCCATGGCCGAGGCCAAGCTCCGCGCAGCCCTGGAAGGCCGCCCGGCGCCTGAGCCTACCGACAACACGGAAATGGAAGAGTGCACTAACGCCTATGTCGAATTTGTTCTCGACGCGGGTAAGGCTCTCGCCCCCGCTGAGGTGGCCGTGGAGCAGCTGGTGGACTTCGGCCACCTGGTCCCTGGCGGCTTCGGCACGGCTGACTGCATCGTGATCTCTGAGGACACCCTGCACATCATCGATCTGAAGTACGGCAAGGGCATCAAGGTGGAGGCCGAGGGCAACCCGCAGCTCAGGCTCTACGCCCTGGGCGCTCTGGCCGAGTTCGGAGTCCTCTACGACGTGAAGAACGTCAAGATGACGATCTTCCAGCCTCGCCTGAGCCACTACTCCACCGCCGAGATGGAGCGCGCAGACCTGGAAGCGTGGGCCGCCACTGAGGTGGTGCCCGCCGCCCAGGCCGCAGACTCCGGAAACGGAGAGTTCAAGCCTGGTGAGCACTGCCGGTGGTGCCGAGCGAAAGCGATCTGCCGTGCACGCGCTGAAGGCAACCTCGCTCTCGCACAGCTGGAGTTCAAGAAGGCCCCGGAGCTTGCCCCTGAAGAGATCGCAGAGATCTTGGAGAAGGGCAAGGACTTGGCCGCCTGGGTGAAAGACCTGGAAGAGTGGGCCGCCTCCCAGCTCAAAGCAGGTGAAGCCGTGCCCGGTCTGAAGCTGGTCGCGGGCCGTGGCCGCCGGACTTTCACCGATCCAGAGGCCGCCGCCACCACCGCCACGCTCGCTGGCTTCGAGGCCTTCGAGCAAAAGCCCCTCTCCCTCTCCGCCCTGGAGAAGGCCATGGGCAAAAAGAAGTTCGCCGAGATCCTCGGCTGCTTCGTCACCAAAACCACCGGAGAGCCGCAGCTTGTAGCCGCCTCCGACCCACGCCAAGCGTGGAACCCCGTAACCCCGGAAACCGAGTTCACGAAGGAGAACTGAAACCATGTCAACCCGAATCATGCTGAAGAACGTCCGCCTCTCTTATGCCCACGTGTGGGAGCCGCAGGCACCTATTAACGGCGGAGACCCGAAGTACTCGGCCTCGCTGATCATCTCCAAGTCCGACACAGCGACCTTGAAGATGATCGAGGAGAAGATCACCGAGCTTCTCAAGACCGAAGGCCCCGCGAAGTTCGGTGGGAAGGTTCCGCCGCTTGGCTCCCTGAAGCTCCCTCTGCGCGACGGCGACACCGAGCGCGACGACGAGGCCTACCGGGACTCGATGTTCATGAACGCCTCTTCTAAGACTCGCCCAGGCATCGTCGATCAGAACGTTGAGCCGATCCTGGACCGGGACGAGGTCTACTCCGGCGTGTACGCGAATGTCTCGGTGGAGCTGTACATCTTCAACGTCAACGGGAACCGTGGTGTGGCCTGCGGTCTCGGGAACATTCAGAAGGTTCGCGACGGTGAAGCCCTGGGTGGCGGAGCCATCAAGGCCGAAAGCGAGTTCGCGGTTGTCGATGACGACGCTTCGGACTTCCTCGCCTGACCTACACATCTAGGTCTTTCAGCCCGAGTGGAACGCTCCCAGGTTCGAGCCCTGGGCGGGCACTAGAAGAACACCCCACCTACTTGAAGGAGGTGCCCATGAAAACCCTGAGTATCGACATCGAGACTTACTCCGAGGCGAGCCTGTCATCAACCGGAGTCTATCGGTACGCTGCAGACCCTTCGTTCACCATCCTGCTTTTCGCCTACAGCGTCGACGGCGAACCTGTGCAGATTGTGGACCTCGCCCAGGGCGAGACTCTGCCCGCTGAGGTCGAGGCCGCGCTGAGTGATCCGAGCGTCCAGAAATGGGCGTTTAACGCGCAGTTCGAGCGCGTCTGTCTCTCGGCCTACCTGGGCGAGCGTCTCGATCCGCGCGGCTGGTACTGCTCCATGGTCTGGTCAACATACGCTGGCATCCCGCTGAACCTCGCGGGAGTCGCCCAAGCGCTCCACCTGGAGACTGAGAAGATGACCGAGGGTAAAGACCTCATCCGCAAGTTCTCCCAGCCCTGCAAGGCGACCAAGACCAACGGCGGGAGGACTCGCAACCTCCCGGAGCACGCGATGGAGGACTGGGAGACTTTCAAGGCCTACTGCATCCGAGACGTGGAAGTAGAGCGCGCGATAGCCTCGCGGCTCTCACCCCTGCCCATGCCAGCTTTCGAGTGGGAGAACTACTGGAGGGACCAACGCTTCAACGACATGGGCGTGGGCATCGACGTAGAGCTGGCCTCGAAAGCCGTCGAGGCTGACCTGGAGATCAAAGAAGCGCTCTACACCCAGATGCGCCACTGGACTGGAGTTGAAAACCCTCAGTCGGTGACGCAGCTTCTCGGCTGGCTCCAAGAACACGGAGCGCAGCTGCCCTCCCTGGCGAAGGCTGACGTGGCCTCAGCCCTGGAAGAGGCAGACGGCAGTGTGGCTGACGTGCTGGCCGCCCGGCTGGAGATCGCCAAATCTTCGGTGAAGAAGTACGAGAAGATGCTCGACTGCGTGTGCCCAGACGGGCGCGCACACGGCCTACTGCAGTTCATGGGTGCAGGCCGTACCGGGCGCTGGGCTGGCCGCCTGGTCCAAGTCCAGAACCTGCCCAGGCAGACGTTCGGCGACCTAGAGGAAGCCGCAGCCCTGGTCAAGGCGGGCCAGGCTGACATGCTCGGGCCGCTGTGGGGATCCGCGCCGAACGTGCTCTCCGAGCTGATCCGCGCGGCTTTCGTCGCAGCCCCGGGTAGCCGCTTCCTGGTCGCTGACTTTTCCGCTATCGAGGCGCGCGTGATCGCCTGGCTCGCTGGCGAACAGTGGGTGCTGGACCTGTTCAAAAACGGCGGAGACATCTACTGCGAGACGGGAACCCGCATGTTCGGCCAGGAAGTGAAGAAACACTCTCCCCTGCGCCAGCGCGCGAAAGTCGCTGTGCTGGCCTGCGGGTATCAAGGCGGCGTGGGCGCGCTCAAAGCCATGGGAGGCGAGAAGCTCGGCCTGACTGAGGATGAAATGGCCTCCATTGTTGACGCATGGCGCAAGGCTAACCCGCGTATTGCGCAGATGTGGTGGGACGTGAACCGCGCGGCCTTGGAAGCGATCAAAAACGGCACGTCGCAGATGGTGGGCAGGATCAAGGTTTACCAGAAGCTCGGCGCGCTAGTGATCGCCCTGCCCTCCGGGCGCGAACTGATCTACCCCTCCCCTCGCGTGGGCGAAAACCGCTTCGGCGGAGAGTCCATCACGTTCATGGGCTTAGGCCTGAACCGCAAGTGGGGCAGGATCGAAACCTACGGCGGGAAGCTGGTTGAAAACATCGTCCAGGCGACAGCTAGAGACGTGCTCGCCCACTCCATGGCCACGCTGGAGGCAGCCGGATACCCCACAGTTATGCACGTTCACGACGAAGTGATTACCGAAGTCCCCTACGGGCGCGGCTCAGTTGAGGAGCTGTGCGCCCTCATGTCCCAAGGCCCCAAGTGGTCTAAAGGCTTACCCCTCGCAGCCGAGGGCTTCGAATCCACCTACTACAAGAAAGGATAGAAGCAGTGCAGCTGAAAATCTCCACAGCCCCTCGGCGCACCTCCACCAAGTGGCTAAACTCGATGATTGACTGGGCCGAGCTGTGCGAGCGTCTCGCGCAGACGCACCGCACACCGGAAACGCTCGCGCAGTTCCTGAAGATGACTCACGCTGAGCAGTCGGATGTTAAAGACGTGGGCGGCTTCGTGGCCGGTCACCTGGCAGAGGGCAGGCGTAAGAAAGGCTCGGTGCTGTGCCGCTCCGCTCTGGCCCTCGACATCGACTTTGGCACGCCGGACGTGTGGCTGACACTGGCTGAAGAGCTGACCTGCGCGGCCTGCGTCTACACCACGCACAAGCACACTCCCGAGGCCCCGAGGCTTCGTATCGTCGTACCCCTAGCCCGCGAGGTCAGCGCTGAAGAATATGTGCCTGTCGCGCGCGGCTTCGCCTCGCGTATCGGCATGGACTTTTTCGATGACTCCACCTATGAGCCGCACCGCCTCATGTACTGGCCATCAACCCCGGTCGATGGCGAGTACGAGTGCCTGACTTTCGAGGGCGAGCCGCTGGATCCGGACTTAATCCTGGATGGATATACGAACTGGCAGGATGCGTCCACCTGGCCGATGTCAACCAGGCAGGTGAGCGTCGTTGCCTCTACTGCCTCCAAGCAAGAGGACCCCCGCGAAAAAAGCGGCATCGTCGGTGCGTTCTGCAAGGCCTACACGATCCAGGAAGCTATCGAGGCGTTCATCCCGGCATACGAGGCGATCTCAGAGGATCGTTACACCTACACGCCGGGAGAAGCGACCGGCGGCCTAGTTGTCTACGAAAACGGCCTGTTCGCATACTCGCACCACGGCTCAGACCCTGCCGGGCAACAGCTGTGCAACGCTTTCGACCTGGTGCGTCTCCATAAGTTTGGAGAGCTTGACCGCGACGCTCAGGGAGCCTCCGGCGGGAAGGCTCCCTCATATAAGGAGATGACCGCCTGGGCGGCAGACCTGCCAGAGGTGCGCTCCCAGCTGCTCTTGGCCGCTGTCGATGAGTTCGAGACGGTCACGGGAGAGTCTGGCGAGTGGATGGCCGGGCTGGATCTGGAGACAGATAAGGCAGGCAAGCTCCGGCCCACCTTGCCGAACCTGGTCACGCTGCTAAGGGCAGATCCGAACCTGTTGGGCATCGCATATGACGAACTGTGGTGCTCCATCGCGGTGAAAGACATCCTGCCCTGGGCGCGCCCCGCGCTTCCCTGGAGAGACGTTGACGACGCGAACCTGGCTGCGTATGTGGAAGAGCGTTTCGCGCGCTTCGCAGAGCGCGACCTGAAAAACGCACTGGCGATTGTCGCAGACGAACGCAAGTTCCACCCAGTGCGCGATTACCTAAAGTCTCTGCCCACCTGGGACGGGATCGAGCGTGTAGACACTCTACTGGTTGATTACCTGGGCGCAGAGGACGACGAATACACCCGCGCGGTCACCCGTAAGCTGCTATGCGCCGCCGTGCGCCGAGCCAAGAAGCCTGGAGTCAAGTTCGACACCATGCTGGTGCTGGCAGGCCCGCAGGGTATCGGCAAGTCAACCCTGATCGCGCGCCTGGGCGGAGACTGGTTCAACGACTCCCTGTCTCTGGCAGATACGCGAGATAAGACGGCGGCCGAGAAGCTCCAAGGCTTCTGGATCCACGAGTTCGGCGAGCTCGCGGGACTGAGGAAAGCAGATACAGAGTCTTTGCGCTCTTTCCTCTCACGCCAAGATGACATCTACCGAGGCGCATACGAGCGCCGAGTTTCCCGCCACCCGAGGCAGTGCGTCTTTTTCGGCACCACGAACGCCGAGGACGGCTTTCTCACCGATCCGGCAGGCAACCGCCGTATGTGGCCGGTAGACGTGACCGGCGACTGTATCGCGAAGCCCTGGGACCTGACCGACCGAGATGTAGCCCAGATCTGGAGCGAGGCTGTCACGCTGGAGCGCGCAGGAGAGCCGCTACACCTGACCGGCACGGTCGCCAGGATCGCTAAAGATCGTCAACGTGACGCTATCGAAGTCGATGAGCGCGTGGGAATGATCGCCGAGTTCTTGGACCGACAGATTACGTCCGACTGGGCGAAGCTCAGCGCCGCCGAGCGCCGCAACTGGTTCATGGGTATTGCTCCAGACTCCGAGCCTCGCGAGCTGGTCCAGCGTGACAGTGTCAGCGTGATTGAGATCTGGTGCGAGTGTCTCGACAAACGCCAGGCGGACCTGTCGAGGCGCGATTCTTACTGGATCGGAAACGCGCTGAAGAGGCTCGGCTGGCAGCCTGGTTCTAACGCTGCACCGACTGGAGCGTATGGCAAACAGCGAGAGTTTTTGCGTCAGCAAACTTGTCAGCAAACTCAGTAAAAGTCAGCAAGCTCAGCAAACTCGGATGGCTCCGAGCGTCAGCAAACTCTGTTGAATATTCGATGGTTCCAGAGTTTGCTGACGAGTTTGCTGACAGTTTTTAGGCGTAATACCAACGAAAAGTCCAACTGTCAGCAAGCTCAGCAAACTTTTTCTATATAGAGTAAATGGCTATATATATACCCCATATAGGCACATATACACGTATATATAGGGGTTTTAGAACTTTGCTGAAAAGTTTGCTGAGCTTGCTGACGCGAGAGCGCGGGAGGCTCACATGCGAGAGAAAACAGTCGAACAAAAACTAGTCCAAGCAGTGCGCGCCAAGGGCGGTGTGTGCTGGAAGTTTGTTTCGCCGTCAACGGTCGGCGTGCCTGATCGGGTGGTGATCCTGCCCGGTGGGCATATCGGCTTCGTAGAGGTCAAGGCTCCGGGTGAAAAGCCTCGGCCTGTCCAGGCGGTTCGGATCAACCAGCTTCGAGGCCTGGGCGCGGTGTGCCTGGTCTTAGATGACATCTCCGAGGTAGAGGCGGTGTGCGATGAGATTCAACGCGCATGACTACCAGAGGGCGGCCATCGATTACGTGGTGGAGCATCCACGGTGCGCGCTCTTCCTCGATATGGGACTGGGCAAGACGGTGATCACGCTGTCTGCGATTCAAGACCTGGCCCTCAATCGCTTCGAGGTCTCCCGCGTCTTGGTGATCGCGCCTCTTCGCGTCGCACGCGACACTTGGGCCGATGAAGCCGCGAAGTGGGACCATCTGACAGGCCTGGACGTGGCTTGCGCCGTGGGAGACGCGAAGCAGCGCTCTAAAGCGATTGAGAGCGGAGCACTGGTTACGACGGTAGGCAGGGACACTATTCCCTGGCTGGTTGAAAATTATGGGAAAGCCTGGCCGTTTGACATGGTGATTCTCGATGAATCTTCATCTTTTAAGAATCATCAATCTAAGAGGTTCAAGGCCCTGAAAAGTGTTCTGCCGAAAATCACTCGGATGGTCGCCCTGACCGGTACGCCCGCCCCTAACAGCCTGCTCGACATCTGGGCACAGTTCCGCTTAATTGACGGCGGCAAGCGCCTTGGGCACTTCCTCACCCACTACCGAGATGAGTTTTTCCAGCCGGATAAGCGCAGCGCCGCCCAGATCTTCACCTGGAAACTGAAGCACGATGCAGACCTGGCGATCTACGCCAGGATCAACGACATCACGCTCTCGATGAGCGCGGTAGACCATCTCGACCTTCCACCTGTCACCTCCACAGTGGTGCCTGTCGATCTGCCAGCGCCCGCCAGGCGTGCATATAAGCAACTCGGCGAGCAGATGCTCTTGGCCCTACCAAAAGGCCTGGTAGATGCGAAAAACGCAGCCGGGCTGTCAAACAAACTCATGCAGCTTGCCTCCGGGAGCCTCTATACCGAGCAAGGCACGGCTGAGCTGGTACACGCTGCAAAGATCGAGGCCTTGGGTGAGCTGATCGAAGCCGCCAGCGGCTCTCCTGTCATGGTCGCTTATTGGTTCAAGTCCGACCTGGCGAGGCTGTTAGAGGCCTTCCCGCAGGCGCGCGAGCTCTCGGACGCAGCTTCGATGAGGGACTGGAACGCGGGCCGTATCCCGGTTGGTCTCATCCATCCGGCCTCAGCCGGTCACGGCCTGAACCTTCAAGAGGGCGGGCACCACATGGTTTGGTACACGGTGCCGTGGAGCCTCGAACTTTATCAACAGGCGAACGCACGTCTGGCTCGCCAGGGCCAGCGCTTCCCGGTCTCGATCCATCACCTTATTGCCCGTTCAACGATTGACGAACGAGTCATCAAAGCCCTTGAAACCAAAGACGTAACCCAGTCTGCCTTGATCGATGCGGTGAAGGCGGAACTGTCGAAAACCAACCATCCATCCAGCGCGAAGGAGTGCTAACCATGATCGAACACACTTGCCCTATCACCGGTGAACCAATCAAACGCCATGAGACCGTGAGCCGGAGCGCCTGCGCGCGGCTGGTCACGCTGGTCTCTGATTTGCCCTCCCTCATGGAGGACGCGACCTACTCCCTGACAACCCACCGGGCGGGAGGTGGAGGCGGGACGGCCGCCTCGAAACCGCCTCTGAGCCTCGCTCTCTTGGAAGAGATCGGCGAGATGCGCGACGCTGTGGACGCTTGGGCCGTGGCCACCAGGAACTATGCTTTACCGCCCGTGCCTTACAAGGCAGGCGACTGGTACCAGGCCCGCCGGATCTTCCAGATCTGTGCACCCCACCTGCGCAACTGGGACGAAGCGCCTCAGATGATCGACGAACTCACCTACGCACTGCACCGGATCGAGCTGTTAACCAGCCCGGCACGCTCTCAGCGCCGATACGTTGGACCTTGCCCGGAGTGTGGCGTGGATGTGACAGTCCGCCCGGAGGCTGAGGAGGCCGTCTGCCATGAGTGCGGAACAAGGTTCGACGTGGGCGACGCTCTGGCCCAGCTCTACGCTAACCTTGCGCAGTTGTGGCTTCCTCGTGAGCAGGCCAGGCGGGCGGCCGAGATGGTCTCCGGGCAGATGATCCCGCAGGGCACGCTTAAAACTTGGATCGCACGCGAAAAAATTAAGCCAAGGCAGGAAGGCAAAGGCCCAGCACTTTACCGCGTTGGTGCGATCACGAGGTTGCTTGCGTTGAAAGCGTGAACCCTGCTAATATGGTAATGGCTTTAAAAGTGTGCCTAGCAGAGATGCTCCACAGTAACGCCAGCGCCCTTTCAAGTAGTAGTAGAAGCCCGGTAGATAGCCACGCTACCGGGCTTTTGCTATGCCCGCGCCTTTTCCGAAAGGAGGCCACGGTGCCCAGACGCGAAGGACCGAAAACCACCCGGTTGAAAAAAGAACGCCGAGACCGGATGCACGAAGCCCTCGGCCTCCGCCTCGCCGGGTACTCATACCGCGACATCGGTAAAGCGATGCGAATCAGCGTATCAACCTCCCACAAATACGTAGAAGATGCGCTCAAAGACACCACCCGCGACCGGGCAGAAGAAGTCCTCGACCTAGAGCTGCACCGCTGCGATGAACTGCTCGCCGTCGCCTACGAGAAGGCCGTCCGGGGCGATCTTTTCGCCATGGATCGCTGCCTCGCCATCATGACAAAGATTGAGAAGCTGCACGGCGTGGAGTCGCCAAAGGCCGCTGACGAAGCTAAGGAGACTTACGACATGCTGACGCAGTTGTTAACGAACTCCATCAAGGCCGCCGCAGCCTCTACACCCGACTAAGGAGGGCACGGCATGTCGCTTTCGGCTAAGCAGATCCAGGCTTGGCAGGACATGCTCAATCCCGCCTACAAGTTCATCCTCATGGACGGAGCCATCCGAAGCGGCAAGACTTTTTCAAGCCTCTTGGCTTTCCTCCACTGGATCCCGCAAGCACCTAAAGGCCACCTCGCAATAATCGGCAAGACGCGAACCACGATCCAGCGAAACGTTCTCGACGTGATCGAGATGCTCGCACCCGGAGCCTTGGGCCGTCACTCCACCCGCTCTGACACGGCCGTTATCATGGGCCGCCGCGTCCAGCTCATCGGCGCAAACGACGCAGCCGCTGAGAACAAAGTCCGAGGCGTGACACTCGCGGGTGCCTACGTTGATGAAGCAACCCTGCTCCCTGAGCCTTTCTTCATTCAGCTACGAGGCCGCCTCAGCGTGCCCGGTGCGAAGCTCATCGCCACCACCAACCCTGACAGCCCGAGCCACTGGCTTAAAACCGGCTTCATCGACCGGATCCCGCGCCCGGGCAACACTGAAGCGCAGATCAGGGAACGCGGCCAAGAGCCCTTGACTGACTGGGCCTTCCATCATTTCACCATGGATGACAACCCCGGCCTAGAGCCGGAGTACATCGAGAGCGTCAAACGCGAGTTCACCGGCCTTTGGTATCGGCGCTTCATCCAGGGCGAATGGGTGTCCGCAGAAGGCGCTGTATATGACATGTGGGATCCTTCGGCCCACGTTGTCCCCTGGCAAAGCCTGCCGATGATGACTGACTGCTACGCGGTGGGCGTTGACTACGGCACGCAGAACCCCACAGCCGGGCTGATCCTCGCCCATGGCGAGGACGACATCCTTTACCTCGTGGATGAGTACCGGATCGACCGCACGAACCGAGGACACGGCACCTGGACCGACGCGCAACAATCCGACGGGCTGCTCACCTGGCTGAAAACCAAGGAACACGCGCCGGGCATGGACTTAGTCCCTGGCCGTATCATCGTCGACCCAGCCGCCGCGAGCTTCAAGGTGCAGCTGCGCCAGGATGGAGCCTGGGGCCTGACAGACGCAGATAACGATGTGCTCTACGGTATCCGCCTCATGGCCAGCCTCTTAGCCTCGGGAAGCCTGAAAATCTCAGACCGATGCAGCGGACTAATCGGCGAGATACCCGGCTACAGCTGGGACAGCAAAGCCCAGCTCCAAGGCCATGACAAACCAATCAAGACAGCCGATCACAGCCTCGACGCAGCGCGCTACGCTCTGGCAACCACAGAGCGCAAATGGCGCGCAAGAGTCGACCAGCGCCGATACAAGACCTAGGAGGACCATTGCCACTCCCTGACCACAACACCCCGTGGCCGCCCGCAGGTTATCAGGCTCTCCTAGACGATATGAAAACCTGGGAGGCGTGGTGGATCGGCGACCCGCAGCGGCTGTGGAACCTCTACCGCAGCGACTCAGACGTACAAGCCCGCCACCGCCGCAACCTCTCTGGCTTCGTGGGCCGTTTCTTTTGGGGCCGTAATCGTGGAACCACCTCGACCGGCGGCCCGTCTCGCGGAGACCTCCACATCCCTATTGCCTCGGACATCTGCGCCACTTCCGCTGATCTTCTTTACTCCACCCCTCCGCGTATCACAGCGATCAACGAGGCCACCTCGGACCAGATCGAGCGATACAAGGATGACGGCCTGCTAGAAGCCCTCATCACCGGAGCCGAGACTGCCGCAGCCCTGGGCGGACGCTACACCCGCGTCACCTGGGATCCGGCTATCCTCGCAAGGCCGTTCCTGAGCGTGGTTGACGCTGACGCGGCTATCCCGGAGTTCCGCTGGGGCCGCCTGGTCGCCGTTACGTTCTGGACAGACCTTGCTTCGGATGGATCGCACTTCATCCGCCACCTGGAGCGCCACGAGCTAGATGCGGCCGGTAATGGTGTGATCCTGCACGGACTCTACGAGGGGACCTCCACCAACCTGGGCCGCCTCATCCCGCTCACCGAGCACCCGTCTACCGCTCCCCTGGCCCAGCTGGTCAACGACCAGGCAGAGCTGAACGTGCCGCGCACGCCTGGCCTGAACGTGGTTTATACCCCGAATATGACACCGCAGAGGCGCTGGAGGCACCACCCGCAGGGCCGCTACATGGGACGTTCCGACCTGGAAGGCTCAGAGCAGCTTTTCGACGCGCTGGACGAAACCTATAGCGCGTGGATGCGAGACGTTCGCCTCGCCAAGGCCCGAATCATTGTTGACCGCTCGATGCTGGAGACACCCGGCGGTAAAAGCGATGAAGGCGCTCCGGCTTTCGACCTGGATCGCGAAGTGTTCACGCCTCTTGACGGTATCGGCTCATTCAAGGACGGCGGCAGTGTTGAGCCTCAGCAATTCCAGATCCGCTGGCAGGAGCACCAACAGACCGCCCTGGACCTGACGCGCCAGATCATCCGCAACGCCCGCTACTCCACCGCGACCTTCGGAGACGTGCAGGATACGGACATTACCGCGACGGAAGTTCGGGCGCGCCAGGCGACAACCGAGACAACCCGCGCGCGCAAGATCCGCTGCGAAAAACCTGCAGTGCAGGCTCTCTTGGTGAAGATGCTCCGCACAGACCGAGCGCTCTTCGGCGCGCCTGGCCTGGATGAAACGGACATTAGCGTGGACTTCCCACAGCTCCACCAGGCGACCGTCGCGGACAATGCCCAGACCGTGGCCACGCTGCGCGGTGTCGAGGCCCTCAGCCTCCAAACCAGCGTGGAGCTTGCACATCCTGACTGGGATGACACCCAGATCCAGGAGGAAGTTAAACGCCTGCAGCAAGAACACCCGCTCTCATCGCCAGACGACTGGAGGCCGTTCAACTCTTAACGTAGCCGGAAGGGAGACAAATAGCCTTGCTAGACCCTTCCGATTACGCGAACAGCCTCGCCCATACCGTCTCGGATCTGGTCGCCCAAATCGAAATGCGACTCATCTGGGAGATCGCCCGAGACGTGAACAGAGGCCTGGGCGGAGGCACGCGGTACGAGGTAGACATGGCCGCCAGGTATGGCGCGCTTTATGCCCGCCTGCAGAAGCAGCTTGGCAAGCCTTGGAAGAACGTTCTAACGACCGTGCAGGCGGCCCTGGATAAGGCAGCCGAGGCGGGCCAAGGCATGGCTGAGCGAGACCTCGCGGGCCGCCTGGCTAACCACCCGGAGACACTCGGCGTGCCCGTCACGAACGTTCGCGCTCTCGAAGTGATCGCCTCTGACCTGCACCGCGTCTTAGCGGACCTGCCAGCCCTGGCACTCAGGAACGCTTTCGACAGTTACCAACAGATCATCGCGTCACCTGCAGCCCTGAACGCGACGGGAGTCCTCACCCGCCGCAAAGCAACGCAAGACGCGCTCAACGGCTTCGCGGCACGCGGAATCGACGGCTTCACCGATAAAGCCGGTAGGACTTGGCATATCGACACCTACGCGGAGATGGCCACGCGCACCGGAGCCGCCCACGCGCTCCGCACCGCCTACGAGGGTGAGCTGATCGCCCGAGGCGAGGACCTGGTGCTAGTCACCGGCAACACGTACACCTGCAGGCTGTGCGCACCGTGGCAAGACAAAGTGTTGTCCCTGACCGGCATGTATCCAGCCGGAACACACCGCCTGCCCTCAGCCGTGGGCGATGGGTACGTGACAGTACACGTCGCCGGGACGCTGGAGGAAGCCAGAGCAGCCGGGCTGCACCACCCAAACTGCACACACAGCGAAGGCCTCTACCTCCCAGGTGCGACGGTCATCGAGCCGGGCACGATGGGCGTTAGGGACGCGGAGACCTACGACGCGAGCCAGAAGCAGCGAGCCCTAGAACGCGAGATCCGCAAACAGAAACGCCTACTGGTCGCTGCGATCACCGGCGAAGCTGAAAGTAAAGCCCGGGCTGCGATCCGAGGCTACCAAGCCCAGATACGCGAACTACTTGCCGAGCACCCGAAGCTCCAGCGAAAGAGATACCGCGAAGCAGTCCCGAAGCCCTCCGGCTTCCACACCTGGACGCGCGTCGCAGGCCCGAAGAAGCCGCCCAAGGGTATTGGTCCAAGACCAAGCCCATACGACCTGCTCCACCACTACGGTAAGCCCAAGCTCCGAGCGGACCTCCTCGCCCGAGCAAAGCGTATGGAGACCGTCGCGAGCGACCTTAGCCTACTCAAGGACTCTCTGGGGCGCTGGATGCCGGATCAGATACTCGACAGCCACGAAATCGACTTCCTCGAAAAATTTGAGCGTCTGGGCCATCGTGCGCGGTGGATACCACGCGCGCCGCTGATCCCGGGAGAAGGCCGCAAGCCCACGAACGATTTTGTTTGGCTCGATGGGGAAGGCGAGATCTGCGAGCTCAAATCAACCGGGGCGAAATATGACTCCATTGCAAGCAGAATTCAGGATGCAGTTACGAAGGCTAAGAAGCAGGAAGTTACCAAAGATTTTTTCGTGATCGATATCGGAAAGCGAAAGCTATCGCTGAAGCTCAGGAAACAGCTTGCTGACTACAACGCTCTCAGGCAGAGCGGTCATATCCGAAGCCTATGGGTAATGTCCGAAAACGGCACGGTATTTGAAGAGGTTGAACTCAATTAAAATGCTGGGCCTTCAGCCCCCGCGTTGAACC